CACCTGCCTTGGCATCGCCGGCCTTGGCATCCTTGGGAGCTGCCACGCCTGCTGCAGCTGCCGCCGCGTCCGTCGCAACGTCCTTGGGCGCCAGGTCGACCCCCATCAGGCCGGCGATCTTCCTCGCTCCCCAGACCAGAGTCTGCTGTGCGGCAATCATCTTCAGGTCGGACAGGATGGACTGGGCCAGCTCCTTGTACTTGGACTTGCCGGTGGTCACAAAGCTCCGCAGCGCCTCGTCGGCGCCAGTGAATGCCTTGCCGAAGGCCTTCTTGGCGGCCGTGGCGGTGTTCTCGGTCTTGCCGATATAGTCGCCGAGCGCGCCGCCCAGACCCTTGCGAATGCCCGCCAGGCCCATGTCGTCCTTTCCCGCCTTCTCCTCCGTCTTCGCGGCCTTGCCGGCGTCACCGCCCGCTGCGGCCGTAGCAGACTTCGCCACCGCCTGCATTTGCGTGTTCAAGGCAGTCAGTTGCGTGGACAGGGCGGTGACCAGCGAGGCGCTGGTTGTCAGCACGGCGTTGAATGCCTGCTGCACCGTATTGATCTTTTCCAGCTGCCGCTGGAACTCCTGTGTGGTGCCGGTCATCTCGGTCATGCTGCGCCTTGCTGCCTGCATGGCCGTTTCCAGTGCATTGCTGGCGTCCACGGTGGCCCGTGTGCTGCCAGGCGATGTAGTGCTCATTGAGTGTTCCTCGGGAGAGTCGGCTCCGCATCGGCGGAGTCGGGACCGGGCATCGGCGTTGCCGCGATGGCCGGCTCATTCCTGCTGCATCTGCTCCAGGGCAGCGCGTTCGATGACGCGGATGGCCGCCATCACCTCGTCGTACTGGTCGCCATCGAGCGCTTCGCGCTCCAGCTCCCGGTAGACCACGTTGTAATCCAGCCCGATCGGGCCACCTGCGCCGACGCGCCACTGGGTGGCAACCCGCGAAAAGAGTTCGATGGGAAGCACGCACTCCGGCCACAGCTCAACCCGTGGCGGCGGAAAATGCTTGGCCTTCAATCCAAGCTGCATCAGCTCGGACTCGGTGGGGGCCCGCCAGTACAGGGCCCCCACCGCCTCGATCAGTTTCCCTTGCGTGCGACCTGCAGGGCCTGGGTGTAGCCACCGATGATGGCGCCATCCAGGCCGGCCTGCTGCTGCAGGGCCAGCTCGACGCCGGCAGTGTCCAGCGGCACGTCGGCATCCCAATCCACCACGATGTCCAGGATCGCCTGTGCCACGCTCAACGTGTCATCGCCCAGGCGCTCCAGCAGCTGCGCATAGTCGGCCACCGGCAGGTGCCGGTAGGTCAGGTTGAGCTTCTGCTCGCGACCATGACCGATGATGGTCAGGGTGCTCTTGAAGCTCTCTGGCGCCTTTACCTGGAACATCAGGCGCCCTCGACCAGGATGGAGTCGGCCAGCGCGGTGAACGTCGCGGTGGTGCCCATCGGGGTGTTGGCGGCCATCGTCGGGTCGCCGTTGTAGCTCAGGTAACCGTACCAGTACAGCACGTCGCCACCGGCCAGCTTGGCGCGCAGGATCACCGGTTCGCCCTTGGCGTCGACGTTCTTCAGGGCCGAGTACCACGGCTTCTTCGGATCGTAGAACAGCGGCAGGGTGATGGTCTTGGCGTTCTTGAAGGTCGGCATCTGCACCTGGCGACCGGTCGGGTCCTCCAGCAGGGTGCCGCTCCAGTACTGCTGCTCGCCACCTGCGGTGGTCGGGTCGCCCTGCTGGTCCAGGTCGACGAAGGCACCGGCCTTGCGCAGCACGCCGGCACCGCTGGTGGCGGGGAACAGCACGTTGTCGGTGGTATCGATGCCCAGCAGTTCAACGCTGCCGGTGGCTTCGGCACCGGCGCGGGTGGCGCGGTTGTTCAGGGCCGGCCAACCCGGCAGCTCGATGACCACCACATCGCCGGTGTCGACGCTGTTGGCGGCGACGCTGGCCAGTGCCGGCGCAGCCTTGGAGATCGCGCTCGTGGCGATGGCGGTGGATACGACCGGTGCGAAGCCGAACTGGGTGCCCTT